AGGCGAGAACAGAAATATGCATTCTGTTTTTACATGGTGCAATATGCCGGATGCAGTCCGATGCAAGTATATCGGAGAAGCTGCGGAGAATATAGAAAAAGGCGTAATTTGCGCAAGCTTTAACGCGGCGTAAGTTTGAAAGGACGGGGAGAGATGGAGAATAAAATTAAATTGATTGACAAAAACACTGATTTATCAAACATTAAACCTTTTGAGTGGGATGTCAACGTTAAAGGCCGTCCATATTACGTCGCAAGAATTGATGGTTACATTCATTCTATCGGCGGTCACTGGGGCGAGAATGATTATTGGTGCTGGCCGCGAGATGAACAGCCGACACATAAAAATCTGATACAATTTGCTGGCGCTCGTTGCAGGTGGGGATTTAGGGTTGATGACAACAACTACATCCGCAATAAGCACGGAGCCGAAATTCTACACAACCACTATGCTGTCATTACAAGAAACGGCGAGGACTTCTATTCCTTTGCTCATGGTGGCCTTGGAGGTGCGACGGCGAAAGCGCAAACCTTGATCGACGAATTCGAAGATCATCCCGCATGGATTAATGAGATTGATTTTGATAAAAAGCTGATAAATCGCAAAGTATGGTGGCGGGAATCGCCCGGAATCATACGAAGCTACATAAAAGGTCAGGCTTGCGTGATGATCGAGCCGGACGGGATAGACGAGTTCCCAACTCCCAATTGCTTCAAAGGTGATGATATGCCATGCACAGAGGATGGCGACATTAAGGCCAATATCCTTGACAAGGATATTTGGTGGTTTCGTGATTAGCCATGAAGGGCGGTGAGCAATGTCGATACTTAGCAAATCAAAAGAAGCACAAGAACGCTATTGGACGCAGAGAGCGGAGAGGGTTATACTGGCTTCGGAAAAAACTGCCGCCGAAATGACAACCGATCTCGCGAAAACATACAGGGAAGCGCAAAAAGCCATACAAAAGGAAATTGAAAGCTTTTACGGAAAATATTCACGCGATACCGGCATGACATTGGAAGAGGCCCGCCAATCTCTCAGCAAATCAGAGATGAAATCCTATCTTGAACAGACACAGGAATACTATGATGCGATCAAGGAAACGGGATATGCATTCGATCCGGCCTACCGGCAGAAACTACACCGGCGATTGTCCTTGAAATCCGCGGTGAGCCGTCTGGAGGCGCTACAGGACGACATACAATTCCAAATTGAGAAATTGTATGCACAGGAGCAGGACACGTTCAGAGAGGGTTTAGGTGTCGCATACGAGGATGCGTACTACCGGACGATCTTTAATATCCAACAAGGATTAGGCTTCGGTTCTCCATTTTCTTCGCTGGATACGAAAACGATAGAAAAAGCCGTTTCGCAGAAGTGGCTGGGCGAGAACTATTCAGACCGCATTTGGACGGACAAGGACCGCCTGACTATTTCAATGGGGCAGATCATACCGCGCGGAATTGCGCTTGGTAATAATCCCCGTATCATTGGCAATGATGTAGCTGACCAGCTGGGCGTTCGGCGGTCCTATGGTGAACGACTGGCAAGGACGGAAACAAATTTCATCGCCAATGCCGCAACGTACGACACTTACAAAGAGGCTGATATCGAGCGATATCAGTTTTTGGCCACACTTGATAATCGCACCTCGGATATCTGCCAGAGCCTTGATTTGAAGATATTTAAATTGTCGGAAAAGATAGTGGGAGTGACCTACCCGCCCACACATCCATATTGTCGGAGTACCACGGTCGCATATTTCCCGCCGGATGAAATCGACGCTATGTTTGACGATGTAGCAACGCGAATTGCCCGCGATCCCGTCACTGGAAAAAATTATTACGTTCCCGCAGACATGCCGTACAAGGAATGGCGTGCGAGTTTGACGGAAGATCAAGGGAAAGAATTTTTGTCCACCCAAAAGCGCGAAAAGTATTACGAGAACGACAAGGAGCAGCTGGCAAGCTACAAGCGATTTATTGCAGCTGCCAAAAAAGAGCACGGCAACGAACTTGTATCCGGCCTGTTTGAGGGAATGCCGACAACCATTGCTGGGTTCCAGGAATTGAAATATCTGGATTCAAAGAAATGGGAAATCATCAAAGATAACAGAAAACAACTAACCGGCAGTTGGTGGAAAGAAGAGCTTGAAAAGAAGAAAGCGCAGGGATAATCAATGGCGAAAGAAGCTGATTTCAGAGAGTTGGAGAAGTTTTTAGAGAATTGGACGGATGCCTATAATGATTTCGACGATTTCTTGAGAAAGTTTCTCTTGGAGATGGCCTTGCGGGCAGTTGCCAAGATAGTAGGAAATACACCGGAGGATACCGGCGCGCTGCGCAACTCATGGGGGGTTGGAAACCAGGCACTCCAAGTCGGCAGAACGAAAGAACAAGCCCCGTCCGCATTTGAGCAGGCCGCCACAATCGAAAGCGTGGAAGTGGTTGGGGATTCATTCGAGATAACTATATTTAATCTGATGAATTATGCTTCTTTTGTTGAGTTCGGCTACAGACTTCGCAACGGAAGGTGGAAAGATGGCCGATTTATGATGACGATCGGGATTGATCAGGTGCAGAAACAGATTCCAGCCCGCTGGAACAAGGCATTTAAGGCCTATTTACAGAGCAAGGGAGCGAATTGATCCCGCGGCACGGCGTTATGCGCTCAATATTGAATAAGGAGAATGAATATGAGATATCGAAAAAAACCAGTTATTATTGAAGCATTTCAGTATGATGGAGATTTCATTTTTAATGACGGAACTCCGTACGAAGCACCAGAATGGATATTTAAGGCGCTTGAGGACGGAACCATGTTCTTTAAGGACGCCGGAGAATTGTACATCAAAACGCTCGAAGGTGAGTTACATGCTTCTGTTAATGATTATATTATCCAAGGCGTAGATGGCGAACTTTATCCCTGTAAGCCTGACATTTTTGCCAAAACATACGAACCGGCTGAATGGCCTTGTGGCGTGGTATCGCACGTAATTTAAGGGAGGCGATAATAAATGCAATCATTTGAGAAGGTAATGAATAGATGGGTCGATCGCATCAAGACAAATACGTACGGCGAACAATCGCGCGAACCAATAATGATGGATGTTGATTTTCTTGCAGAAACCAACACGGATGCTGCTTCTGAATTTGTATTTACACTATGCCCGGAGGAAATTGTGATGGAAACCGAAACTAAAACTTTGCAAGAGTGGGCCGACATTGACGGATTGATAATCTGTGACCCGGATGGATTTGACCGCAGTGACCCCGAAATAATGTCTCGAAAATTTACAAGACAGGAGTATGATGCGGGAATTATGCTTTGTTCGATTATTAGCAAGCCTGTTGACCGCAAACAAGTAGAAAAAGACAATGACGGCTTATGTTCGGGCTATGCATGGGCGTTTCATAAAGGCGGTAAAAAATGAATAACAAAAAACAAATTCGGAGAATCAAAGGAATATCAAACTGTTTTCGGTGTGGATGGAGAACGCCATTAAATAATGCGCCAGAAGGATGCGTCCTTGAGATGAAGAACAAACACGAAATAATGAAAGATGGCTATAACAATTGTAATTGCGAAAGATATGTTACAGACATAAGGCTCGAAAAGCATATAAAAGATATCATGGGCGATCGGTGCAGCAATAATGCCCTAGGAATATCCGACGACGATATTGAAATGCTCAAAGATATTGCAACAACACATAAGCATTATACCTACCACGACCCTAGATTAGAGTGCGCCAGTGCAATCGAAATTAATGAGATTATAGAAGTGCTGGCCGAGGCCATTGAAGATTGGCTCGGAGGCGGTGACAAATGAAAAAAGACTATCTATGCCCAGATTGCGGAAAGCGAATAGCGACATACAGTGACGATGCCGAGAGCGAAGGTGTTTTTTGTTGGTGTAAATCGTGTCGAGCAGAAAAAGAAGTTATAGTGAGCCAAAAGGAGAGCCGAAAAGATGAAAGAGTATAAAAGAGTTGAGCAAGTCGTATTCAAAGATATTCCATCTGGAATCTATTGCGACAAATGCGGCAAAACGATAGGAATGGAACAATGCGGGCAGGCGGGAAAAAGATATTACGAAGTAATCACCGGTCACAATAATTGGGGAAATAGTAGCCACGAAAGTATAAAGAATCTTGATTTTTGCTCATACGAATGTTTGACAGAGCATCAAAATGATTACTTTTCAAACACATCGGGATCAGCGTATTATGAAATAAAGCTAGACTATGCAAAACAATAAAATAATTAGAGCCATAGAGCCATTCATTTCCTAATCGGAGGTGGGTGGCTTTTTTTATTGCAAAAATACGGGCGACGGCCCATAAACGGTAACGCTTTTGAAGCGGATGAAAGGATTTAATATGAGCGAACAGGCACAGGCACCAGCAACGCCAGCAGTACCAGTAACACCAGCTACACCAACGGCTCCAGCGCCGGTCACTATGCCCACACAGGCAGCCACAACGCCCGCCACCGCGGCAACGGTGGATATCGAACAACTTACATCACAGGCAGCCGCAAAAGCCACAGAGGCCGCAGAGAAGAAGATGGAAGCTGTTTTTAAGTCTATGCTCCAGCAAAACGGAATGGATGCTGATTCAATCAACAAAATGACAGCCGAATGGAAATCCAAGCAGCAGACCCCGGAGCAGGCCATGCAGGAATTAACCGGAACAAACCAGACGCTTACCGGACAGGTACAGGACTTGCAGCGCCAGATAGCGGCGATTAGTAAAGGCATCCCCACCGACAAAGCCCCGAAATACTTAAAACTGGCTGAAAGCTATCTGGACAAAGACGGCGACTTTGAAAAGGCGCTTGATGCGGCTTTAGTGGATTTTCCAATTCAAACACAGAACACCCCAGCACCAACACCAGCTCCACAACTTCCTGTCGGTGTATCTATTTTTCAGCAGGACGGAAGTAGAGGCGGCAGTACAGCAGTAGACCCTAATCTCGCCGCGTTTGCAAAGGGTGCGGGAATTGACGTAGCAAAAATAAAATAACAGGAGTGATTACAAATGGCAAACACAATCGAATTAGCAACAAAATATCAAGCAATAGTCGATCTTATTTATAAGGCCGATAGCATGACCGCCGGAATGGATGCGGCTATTCAGCCGGATTTCACCAACACGCCGGAGGTTAAATACTTACAGGTGTCGACAAAAGGATTCGGAGACTACAACAGGGAAAACGGCTACCCGAGAGGATCGGCAAAAGCTGTATGGAAAAATTTCCTGCTTGAAATTGAGCGCGGTGTCGAGCTTGGAGTAGACCGGATGGATAATGAGGAAACCCTCAACTTGACATTCGGCACCTTGATCGGTAATTTCACCCGCGAACACATGATTCCGGAATTGGATGCATACCGCTTTGCGAAATATGCCACAAAAGGCGCGGGGAGTGTGGCCGGCGTGCTTGATCGTGACAACATCGTTGACGCAATCGACGAAGGAACCAGAAGTATGAACGCTGGGGAAGTAACCGCCGAGGGCAGACGGCTGTTCATTAATTCAGATTTGCAGCCCGCACTGAATCAGGCCCTTGACAGACGCTGGGGGAGCGACACAACAATTAACACCATTGCAAATCAGTACAACGGTATGCCAATTACCTATGTGCCGCCCGCAAGATTTTACACGTCCATTAACTTGAAGCCCGGCACGGGAACGGATGATTGGGGATTTGTTCCTAATGGAAGCCCCGTAAATTTCATGATCATTCAGCCGAACGCAATTGTACAGGCTGTAAAATTGGCCGTTCCGAAGCTGTTCGACCCTGACGTGAATCAGGACATGGACGAGTGGAAATACCAGTTCCGGCTGTATCATGATTGCTTTGTCTATGATAACAAGCTTACGGGCGTGTATACGCATAACAAGGGATCCATCTAAGGAGGCCGCGTATGATTTTCAAAATAAAGATTACACAAGGCTACAATGATGCGGAGCTTGATGGATGGGTTGGCAAAGGCGAGGAACTCACCGTATCGAAAGAGCGGGCAATAAAATTGCTCAATGCCCATGTCGCTGAAATAATCGACATTGAACCGGAGCAGGGGGAAACCCTTGCTCTTGCTGTTTCGGAGGAATCCCCGGATTACAACGAGCTTGACGATGAAGTGCTCGCAGCGCTTGCCGCTGAAAGGCAAATTGACACCACGGATAAAACCCGTAGGCAGGTGATAAACTTGCTTAAAAAGGCTGAATAAGCTTGTAATTATGCGGGTTTAATGGTATAATATTCATGTGGGATAGTGATAGCTACACGACAAGGGCGGCATCCTAACCGCCTTTCCCACATTCAATTTTAGGAGCAACGATAGGAGGTTGTGTTTTTATGGGCAAATATGTGAATTTACGCAATGAGCGGCTTGGAATCGCAAAGCGCATGAACAGCGGACTGATGGCAACGATAATCGGATATCGCGATTCTCATGATATGGACATAGCATTTAGCAATGGATGTGTTGTTAAGGGCGTTCGATATGATAGGTTTAATATTGGACAAATTAAATGCCCGCTTATAATTGAACAGATTGATGATTACGCTAAAGTCACAAACCCGAACACGGATTTTTGTTGGTTGATGGACATAGAGGACTTGCCGTTGCTGGATGGACGGTTATGGAACAATATAGATGGCTATGTTGCCCGAAGCACTAATCCCGGCACAGTTAGACTTCATAGGCTTATCATGAATGCACCCGATGATGTAGAGGTTGACCATGCGGACGGGAACAGGTTAGATATTCGCAAAAAGAATTTACGGGTAGCTACACATGCAGAAAACCAACGCAATACAGGTAAGCCAATTACAAACACCAGCGGATACAAGGGCGTCTCATGGCGTAAAGCAAACAATAAATGGACGGCATATATAGGCGTAGACGGAAAGCCCGTATGGCTCGGATATTTCTCTAACAAAAAAGATGCCGCAATGGCTTATAATGAAGCCGCCATTAAATATTATGGCGAGTTTGCAAGATTGAACGAAATATAGCTACAATTCAATGAATGAGCGCCTTGCTTTTGCAGGGCGTTTTCTTGTGCAATTTGGAGGTGAGAAACTTGGCGCTCACGGAATTAAGCAGACAACAGATAATCATTAAACGGCAGGAACGGGCAGAGAAACCAGAGCCTGAAAAAACGGCTGCGAAAAAATCGAAGAAGGAAAGCATATTTGCGCCGGAAAGCGAGGCGGTGACGGATGAATTGTAAATATTGTTCAAAATCAATTAGCATTGGCGTGGATATTAAAATTAATAAAGGCGCAGCGGATGGTAGTTGTCCGCAAATCGCAGTGGTTCATCAGGCAAAAAATGATACACCGGGCATTGTTCTGATTAAAGATCACATGGCAAACGGATATTTTGAAATCAATTACTGTCCTATATGCGGCAGAAAATTGACAAAGGATGAGGTGGCGGATGAACCTACTTGACATCATAAAAACCCTGCTGGGAATAACGGACACTTCAAAGGACGCGATTCTGACGCTGTATATCGGCATCGTAACGCAAAACATACTAAACACCACCAATCGCCAAGAACTGCCCGCAGCGCTCGAAGGTGAGGCCGCCATGATGGTCATGGACATGTATAATGAGCTGTCCAATGCAAGCGGCACGACAGGGAAGGCAACCTCAATCAGCGAGGCCGGAAGTAGCGTGAGCTTTGACACATCGCAAGCGCAACTATGGGCAGAAAACCGCTTGGAGCAGCGAGAGGCGCAGATACTTAGTTTTCGATTGCCGTATAGGATAACGGAAGGAAGGTGATGGTATGGCTGGTTTTGACTTTGGGCAGATAGGTGGCATTATTGGCGATTATATGGATAGTGACGAGATAGA